CAACACGATTCTTTTTAGGTGATACTCTATGAGCAACTGTTAGTTTATCTGGTAGCGAATCTTTATTATAGTACTCATTGAATAAAAATGTATCACCATCTGAATCGTCTAGGTAATAAATCATTGAGTAACAACCACGTTCAGCATCTTGATGTGGTATATTATAATGCAATTCTGGAGCATTCTCTTGTTGTAACAAGATATTGTGTTTTATCCTAGTGACATAATTTGGATTTATTTCTGGAACGATGTCTTGTACATTATACATCAAAGCTCTAAGCAAGTCAAAATACCAAGCAAATTGTAATTGTGGCGCAGCTTCATGAGCAATAACTATTGGGCAAGACAATTGACCATAATCATGCGTATTCTCATCAGTAAAGATTGATCCAGCATAAAAGCTATTTTGTTCGCTTGTTTTGTCTTTATAACAGTACTGTAGAATGTGTCTGGCATCATTCATTAGCACGTTTGCGTATGTTGGAGTAATAACATTATCAATAATTTTAATCATGTCAACCTTCTATAATTAGATCCATCAATAATATTATAAAATTCTTCAGTTATAATGTCAAATGATACAGTAACTCTTGGTTGGTCTATTGGATTCGGATCTGTCCAGTGCACAACATAAGATGGAAAGAAAATCATTTCACCATTTCGGTTTTTAATACCGATACAATCTTTATCTAAGAATGGATTTCTAAAATAAGTGCTTGTGTGAGCAGTTTCAACACAGATATTACCTGACAGATGAGAGTACCTTTGGTCTGGACAACTCTTTGCATGTCCATCGGCATGATGATGCGGAACTATTGGTCTTCCATCGTTTCTAAGAATATTAGCCCAACATTGAATATAAGTGACCCCAACATCGTGTCCAAGAATATTCATATACTCAATGTAACTTTGTTTTATAAAGTTTCGTAACTCTGCCACAGCTTTGTATTCAAAGTCTAGAAAGTTATAGTACCACAATCTAGATGTCAACCAGTTTTCATCCTCTTGCGATGATGTTTTCTTTGACAGTATATTCTTTTCTTCTGCGAATACTACATCAGCCAGAGTATAAGCTGGAAATGTTAAATCCTTACTGAACATCGGTATTCGTATTTCAGGAACAAACACCGACTTACTATCAAACACTATCTCAAATGCACTCATTATCTACCCATCATTTGTTCTTCTTCAGTCACACCATTGGCACCGAATGCTCCCAACAATCCTTCGTTTTCTTTAAGGGTCTGTAGAAAATCATCATAACTTCTGTGGATAGCAGTAACAATGGCTGTTCTGTTATCATAATCAAATGTTGTTGTGTTTGGTTCTACAAAGTGTAGCAAATAACCTGGATGGATTACCATCATACCTTCTTCAACAGGAATACGCTTGTATGGACTGAATTGGTTTACCCAGTTTGTACCTCCACGTGGATCCATTAGCAACAAATTGCCAGATTTACCAGCAGGTGCGTTGACATAGAAAACACCAACACCATATGTAGTTGCATGTTTGTGTGGAGAAATCTTATACTCTGAATTACCAACTGTATGTCTAAAGTATCCCTTGGCTTCTCTTAGTGGTGGTAGTGGTTGCTCAGCGTGTGGTCTAAAGTGTTTGTCTGCCAGTTCAAGAAACTTTTCTTTGACCGCCAACATAGTGTCAGGAATCTTATAACCACGATCAGTCCATTCAGCAGAAAGATTCCACAAGTCGTTATGATTGAATTTACCTGGACCATTTAAAATTGGTATGATATCTTTCTTGAGTTGCTCTAGAAATTCCTTTGAGAAAGGACGTGCCAAGATAACTGGCGTTGACCAAAGCTCATGACAAACTTCTTGTCCGTCAAGTTCAAGGTAAGTTGATACGGGTTTGTTTTGCATCATTTTTCTCTTATTCTAAAGACTACTGCATATCTCATATGATCTGCCCAAGGTGCAGTTGGCTTTGTTGTGTGTAGTGCTCTACCGTCATACATTATCACTCTTCCTGCAGCTGGAGCAACGATTGCGTATGGTTCTCCAACAGGAAACCCTCTGGATTGACCATAACCTTTTTGGAATTGTTGTAGATCACCAGTTGATTCGTCGTCTGCATAGAATACATTTTCTGCCATCCAAGTTGGGTACCATGTTAAATTGGCAATGTACAACAGAGTAAAGTGTTTGCTATTGTCTAAGTCAATTGTATCTCTATGTATGCCATGAGATCTTTTGATAGTTTCAGATGGTTGAGCATTGACATAACAAAGAGAGTATTGTCTTTCTAATTGAGGATCCGCCATTCCTTCAGCATCACCATCAATAACGAATCTATTACCAAGGAATCCGTTGATCGTTTCCCAAAGTTCTCCAATCACTGGATGATTTGCTCGGACATCAATATCATTCATACCAAACACACAACGGTGCATGTACTGATTATTTACTGATGGCACAGATTCGTCAAGATATTCTTTTTTACCGTCTACTGGTTTGTAGTAGATTATAGATCCAGGCTCTGGGTATTGTACATCTTTTCTTGTTGCATGGTAAGTTTGATTCTGAACATGATCCCAGACTCTCCATCTTAGATCATCTGGAATCAAATTATCCCATGCTTGCACACTGTATGTTTTCATATTTTTCTTTCTGGAAAATAATCTTTAAGTTCACCTGTTCTACTTATATCGCTAGTGACGCAGTGCAAACCACCATCCCAAAAGTAACGGTGTCTAAAATTTATCACATGTGGTGTGATACCAAACTCACTAAACTTATCAAACACTTGTTTGTTGTAACCAGAACAAGCAACATTCTTTTGGTCAATCACTAGCATGTTAACGTCGAACACAGTTTCTTCTACATATCCAACCCAGTGTGACAACCACCCCTCAACAAAATCAGTAAATTCATCATTTAATTCTTCACCTGGAACCCACCACTTGCCACGATTCTTTTGCTTAAGTTCTAAGAATGGACGAACAGCTTCCCAGCTATTTTGTTTTAAGTGAACAACTTGCCAGTCAGGAAATGTGTCTGCATAAATTGGCGCATCACAAAGACTGACAATAAGACCTGGAACTACTGGACAGTAAGTGCCATCAGCATGTCCTTCAGTGTCAATAACATGACATCTATATTCGGGAAATTGTTCTTGGTATTGTCTCTTGATTCTCTCAAGACCTTGGTCGCGGAATCTATCAAATACCTTGCCTTTGTTCCACCAACCTACATTGGTACCAAAGTACAAGTCTCTACCAATTCTGGTAGTTGTAGCAGAGTTTAACCATCTAAACAAGTCTGCATCTTTATGAGAGCCAATAGTGGCGATGCTATTGATAACAGGATTTTGTTTGCCGATATCTCTAAGAGCATCAGACCATATGACATCAATTGGTGATGTCAGTGCAGGATCAAACCCATCGGCAGCAGAATTTGTTATGTGCGCTTTGTAGTAAAACTTATCACCAATCATGATTGTCCAGTCTCTTGGACACATTGGCGGTGGCAGTATTCTACCATCAACCATATAATCAAGATAGTTATCAGACAAGTTTGGTCTGTGCACTAAAACGCCAAAAGACTGGAGAAGATTTACCAACTGTTGGTAGTCTTCTTCAGTCTCTGCTGCGATCCGCTCCATAACAGAACGAACTTTACTATTTTTTATAAACGAATAAAACTCTGGTGAGTATGATTTACCAACCCAACAAACTTTTAGTGGATCCCAATGTTGATTTACAGAATATGTCAAAGCGCACCTAAAATTTCAAAACCATCTAACTGTTGCTTATACTTAGCGTACTGTCCAAGGTAGTAATACTGATACCCACGTTGTTTGTAATAAGCACACTCATGTTGTAAACTGCGAATACCAAGTTCAAGCGAAGGGTCTGCATAATCCCATGCAAACTGCGAACACTCGCAGTTTTTACCATCAAGCAATATGATATGACTGTATGCCACTAACCGATCATCGATATAGTAACCAAGCAACTCTACGTTTGAAGCAGTGTACTGCCAATCAAAAACAGGAACAACACTATCAAACTTTTTGTATGCACAGTATTTAGAGTAGATCTCGCGTATTGCTGTCAAGTGTGATGTATTTAGAATCTTACAGTGTAGAGATTCTTGATAATTAGTGGCACTTAAATTTATTCTGCAGTATTTCGCCATGTCACAACCGAATCAAGTTCAGCTTCGCTCCAACAAGAATAGTATCCCTTTGACTTTAGCGTCTCAGCAGCTTGTTGTAGTTTGTCCAACTTTTGAACAACCAACAAACCAGCGTGACCAAAGTTCATACGAACACCATTGATTATTTCAACATTGTCTGGATGATCTTCTAACACAACATAATTTTGTTTCAACAGTTCAGTGTTCATTTGGTTCACTTGTTGACTCAAGTCATGTGGCGTTATCTGTGTATGATCAAACCAGATCACAACAACTTCATATTGATCCAATAAATCCAGATTAGAAAAGACTGAATCCAGTAGCCGAGTTGCCTCAGAATACTGGATTTTTATCTTGTCGGTCAATCTAGCTTTTCTAGCGAATGGACACGGAGACCATCCACCAAGCAACTCATTGGGTTGCTCTACGAAATTGATCATCCATTCAAATAGTTTATTTTCCATACTTTATAATTAGGTGCTCTTTGTTCGAGTCGAACGAAACCTGCCTAACTCCGTATCTTCCTTGCACTTTCGGTGGGTAGTCGACTTAGCACCTAACTCGTGTTCTCAAGTGTAGTTAAACTCAAAGAGCATATTGAAACACACTCTCGCCGTCAAGGGGCTTTTCATCGCGCTGGCTAGGCATGCTTCGCTACCGTGTTCGAATTAGCCGTTCGAACGCTTACAGTAACCAATGATGAATATGTTTCAATATGGTGACTGTTTAGTCTGATAACAGTCAAAGAGTTGTTGTAGTTTGCTCTAGAAACAACATACATTTAGTCGTCATGACAAGGCACTCCACATTTGTACCTTCTGGTTAGATACCATAATGAAATACATTCCCAAAAGATGTCAACCTTCTGTAGCCCCACCATCAATTGTCATATGTCACCGCCGTGACGACCTTCAGGATCTCTCTCGCCTTAAACGAATGGATGGCTTATGTCCCTATTTGACAAAAATATACTTCATTATGGTGACTGGTGATTAAGCGCACCAGTCAACGCTCCCGTCCCCAAGCGACTAGGAATTAGGCAATGGCGTATCGATCGATACCGACAGCCTTCATCATTATGGCTTCTGGGGTAAACTTTTCAGTATCACCACCTAGCACAGACACCATGATTTGTGGGCTGAAACCAGAGATCAATGCCACGTTCGAAGCATCGTACTTCACTGGGACATTGTCCGCAGCGTTCAGATTCCAGAACACGATCTTTGGCAGTTCGTATCCTGCTGCTTCAAACTTACGTGCAATCATCTTCATTGCGGAGTCGTCGAAACGAGCGCACTGGTCAAATTGCATGTCAGACATGATCAACAACATTTCTGGCATTTCTTCTTGTGGAACACCACCTTGGACAGCAGTCTTCAGGATCTTATCCATCGCCTTGACCAAGTCAGTGTTCATACCCCAGTTAGAAGAAACCATTTGGTTAACCTTCTGAACAATGTTACCCTTTAGGTGCAAAAGTTCTGGAGTACCAGAGAAAGTCAGGAATGTATCCTTGAACTTACCCTTGTTCTTGTCTGCAACATACAGACCAAGAGAAACAGCCACATCCATACAAGTAGTCTTGCTCTGAGAGTTACGACCACCTGCTGGGCAAGACATAGAACCTGACACGTCAACCAGCGGCAACACGTTGGCGTCACCGATAAAGTTTTCCATGGCATCCCATTGTGCTTGCAACGCACCCAGTTCAGTCGCGTTGTAGTTTGAACGGTATGAACCAATCAAACCCTTCAACACATCGTACGGATAAACCGCACCAGCGTTGATCTTGACTTGAACTTTACGATCCTTTGGATCCTTAGTCAATTCAGCAACGTACTTGGCATACTCTTGAGTGTTACGGAAGAATGCCTTCTTGTAACGAGAGTGAGCCAATGAAGGTACGTGAGAGAAGTTAATTGCATCCCACTTTTGTGCGCACATATCTTGTTCAACGACCTTAGTCATTTCAACAAGAGACTTACGGTAGAACTTTGGGCTCATACCGAAGAAGTTACGGATTTCTACAGCAACTTCACCCTTACGTGGAGTCCACTTAGCAGCCAATCCATTCTTTGCACGTAGTGCGTCACCCAACATAGACAGAGCCTTGTGACGGTTGTCTTTGTTCTTTACAACAAAGATGTCGTCCCAACGACCGATCTCTGGAACCTTCATCAACAGCAATGCTGCATCAGTAGGGTTGTGCTTGTCCAGATAAGTCAGGATTTGACGGAAGATTTCACGTTCGCCAGCGCCACCACGGACGTCACGAACCCACTGCGCGATACGCAGTGCGACTTCACGGTTTTCTGCATATGCAGCCACAAAGTCTTTTGTAATGTCCTTACCACGGCTTGCGCCGATTTTGAAGAACAGGTCTACGCAAGCAGATGCAGTAGACGCACGGGCACGCATGCCGTTAGTAGTGCGTGCAGATTGATTTTGAACGGCTGAAACAAACGAATTCATATTAACATCTCCAATAACAGGCAACAAAAGCCTAGATCAAACAACAGGTTAGTTTTCTGCTTTTTGTTTTACATGAGAACTCGAAACTCATGTCGTGCGCAGAATCCCTTTCGGGGTATCAGATCGCACCATCTATGGTGGTAGCAGTCTCCGAAGAGATTTGCAACCTAGTAGATTTGCTGAACCTAACCTAACGAAACTCTATTATACTTCACACATACAATAAAGTCAAACAACGGGATGAACGGGACGTTATTTGGTTTGCTTAAAACCACGCTCTTTTGGAAACCCAGCGAAAATCGTCCAGTCCTCTGGCATGGTCTACATTATAGCGTAGACAACTGGTATGCATTCGGGCATAACTGTCTGAATCCTACTAGGGTTCACAAGGCGATAAGAGTCCGCGACAGTCTTTAACCAACCTAGCCCACCAAATTGACACGTTACCGTGTTTCCTCCTGTAGGGGCTACTCTTTAGGCAGTATTGTTTAAAATGCTGCAATCATCCCAATCAATACAATTATTATACTACAAAACCGAATAAAAGTCAAGCAGCCTTTTGGTGGCTCATGATGTGCTTTAGTCGGTCTGCACAGTAACTTGCAGCGAAGGCTTGTGGCTTAACCATAGGCACTACGTTGCACATACCACGAATGTATCCAGTCGCTTCTTGGATAACACAGCTTGAACCGTACTTTTCGTTAGGGTTGATGTCCAAGTGAATTTGAACATCACGATCTTCAAGTACATCATGCAGCTTGTGATACAATTCTGCGATCTTGTAAACTTCGTTCATTAGACGCATACGTGGACGGTTTTTCTTTTGATCCCAGTCACGTTCACGTTGAACCTCACCGAAAACTTTTGCACCGTGTTTTCCATCAATATGCACTACAACAGCTAGAGTGTAATCCGCGTACCAATCATTACCGATCTTAAAACGCTCAGAGTCTCCACCGATGTAGATTTTGGTTTCGGGACTTTGTGCTTGAATAAAAGCCTTGACTTCTTCGATATTGATTTGTCGCATCATTTTCTCCTTAAATGATATTGTAGTTAATTACACACCTCATATTAGATTTTGGTTGCTCAGCAGTGTGATAGTAACGTCCATCAAAAATAACAGCCCGTCCTTGCTTAGGAGAAATCTTGGCAAGAACATTATGATCTTTTACATGAACATCAAACTCTTTCACATTCGAAACATCTAATTTTTTATCGATGATGATAGTATCACCATCTGAATCTAAAACATAGTACAAAAGAACCAAGTGATCTCTATTAAGATCAACATGGCAAGGATCGGTCTGTAGACCGAGAAAATCAGGATTCAAGGGAAATTGTAAGAATGACCTACAATTGACAACATCATTGAACGTATAGCCAACATGATCAGCTGCTTTATACGCCATTGGCAACAACATTGAAAAATACGCAGACAGCGTGTTTTGTGACATTCTGAACATATGACCAACAGCAGGGGCTTGTTCGTTTTGTTTAGCTAAAACTGAGAATGTAACATCAGGCACATAGTTCCACGACAGTTGTTGTAAAAATGTATTCTTAATATCTTCTTGATAGGATTTAGGAATAAAGTCATCTATAATTACCATAGAACCTCATTATATGGAGCGGGTAACGAGATTCGAACTCGTACCGTCAGTTTGGAAGACTGTCATGCTAGCCATTAAACACCATACCCGCAAATTTAGTACCACTCAGCAAAAAAGTATTGATTCAATACCTTTGGAGTGTGTTTAGTTATTCTTTGTCCATGTAAAGTTCCACCTTTCCAAGACACCATTCTATTATACACGTTTTTGATCTCACAAGTCAACTCAAAGTTATCGTCATGCGCACTTCGCATACGTTTGAATTCTTCTAGATCAATCTTGCCAGCGCGATATAACTCACCTGGAAGTGTGTACTCGTCAATACATCGTTTGACAATTTCTTGTGGCGACCAATCAATGTGATCTTTGAATCTGTGAATAGTTACAACAGAATCTGGATCTGTCTTTGGGGTCAACAATATTTGACCACAAAATGCCAACCTGTATTCATCAACTGTAGATCTACAAACATCTGGATTTTTACCATCCATATGAGTAGTTGAAACATTAAACATATCATCTACATCATTGTACTCATGACGCATAAAGAATGTGCTTAACTTTACTTTATTTGGATCAACGCCATGAATAGAGCAAAGCGCATTCTTGACACCAACATATATTTCTCTGTTGATTGATTCTAGTCCAATACTTCTATTTCCACTACCACATCCAGATATAGGAAAATCATCAACCAATCCAACAATAGAATGCGGTTGTGTATAAAAGTTATCAAGAACTTTTATATCAGTTATCATTCTTTTTAACTTCTTGAGTTTCTTCGTTGTAGCGAGTAACTTTTTCTTCAGTTTCTTTTGGAAGATCTCTAGAAAAAATTGCATCCCAGCGATTATCATACTCGTCTTGTGACACGCTAAATGGGCGTGGCTTTGAACCTTTACCACCATCACTCATGGTTTTCTCCAACTAAACTATAATGGTGCCCCTTGCATGATTCGAACACGCGACCTTCACATTACTAATGTGCTGCTCTACCAACTGAGCTAAAAGGGCATTAAAATGGCTCCGAAGGCAGGGATCGAACCTACGACCAATTGATTAACAGTCAACTGCACTACCGCTGTGCTACTTCGGAATAATTTGGTGCGGATGGTGGGACTCGAACCCACAAAATTTGGCTTCTAAGACCAACACGTATACCAATTCCATCACATCCGCATATTTGTATTTATTGGTGGTGATAAGTGGTATCGATCCACTCTTCATGCCTTATGAGGGCAGCACGCATCCATCTACGTCATATCACCATAATATGGTTGCGGGAGTGGGATTTGAACCACACGATCTCTAGCTTATGAGACTAGCGGGGACGACCAGACTCCCCTATCCCGCAATAACCTTGGCGCCCCGTAGGGGTTTCGATCCCCTTACCTCGACAGTGACAGTGTCGCGCTCTCCCAATTGAGCTAACGGAGCATTAGTTTAAACCTGTACTAAAACCAGAAAAATACTTTCTTCTAAGTCTTAGTAACCTAATGCAAAATCTTTTTAATTTTCTCATTTTACACCTTAAGAATAAGTGGCATTACGAACTTTAGCCGTCACTCTGCGTGGTGACCGAATAGACCAACTGGCGTTGACCCGCACATGTAACACGCTTGACCCTATGTCAAGATTGACAAGCAACTGACGTCGCTCGAACTGGTGGAGGTAGATGGATTTGAACCACCGAGACCCCGAAGGGTGCAGGATTTACAGTCCCGTGCAATCGACCGCTATGCGATACCTCCATTAATTTTTATACAACTGACAACTTATATGTATCACCACGTTATTGATACCATTCACCCATCGGTTATGTGCACAGGGAGGTCGGTACGTCACTTGGGATACTCGACAGAATGCCAGCCACTGGTGCAGGGATTCGAACCCTCATTCTTTTTACACTAAGTTGACCTTCGAAGTATCTTCTTAGCGTGTCTTTCTCTTGCTGACAACAAATTGTCATGTGTATAAAAACTGGTACACGATACGGGAATCGAACCCGTCTTACCAACGTGAAAGGCTGGTGTCCTAAACCGATAGACGAATCGTGCATTTTCAACTAACTAAACATTATTATACATCAACTTCATTAAAAAGTCAACACATTTCTGGAATACGAGGTGAGATTTGAACTCACGGCTTTACGGATTTGCAATCCGTTGCATTGGACCACTCTGCCACTCGTACATAATCTGGTGCGCCCGACAGGACTCGAACCTGTAACCAATGGATTATGAGTCCACTGCTCTAACCATTGAGCTACAAGCGCATAATGGCGTCGCTAGAGAGATTCGAACTCCCATCGTACGGTGTAGAAGACCGTTGCCTTATCCATTAGACCATAGCGACATATTCTTGGTGCGAGTAGCGAGACTCGAACTCGCAATCCCGAAGGAGGCAGATTTTAAGTCTGCTGCGTATACCATTCCACCATACTCGCATTACAACTATTATACCTTATCTGTACAGATAAGTCAAATTTGGTACCGAAGGTGGGACTCGAACCCACAGAATCCTGCTTTTGAGACAGGCACGTATACCAATTCCATCACTTCGGCGTAATCTGGTACTCCCAGTAGGATTCGAACCTACAACGCTCGCTAATCTGGCGACGATGCTGAGTATAAATCAGGTGTTTTACCATTAAACTATGGGAGCATTTGGCTCGGGTCTCTCCTCGACTGTCACGCATTTCGCTTACGTCTGCGGCAGAGAGCGACTCTGCATTACAACTGGCGGAGAGTGTGGGAATCGAACCCACTCACCGTATCACTACGATGACAGATTAGCAATCTGCTGCATTACCATCCTGCCCACTCTCCATTAATCTATCTTACCGTTACCATTCTTGAAACCCACGGTACCACCCTGTTCTTGAATTTTCTTCAAGACGTCCTCAAACAAGATGGGTCTGAAGTCTGTTTGTTCAACGCATACAGAGTAGTACCTTGGATCTATGATTTCACCCATGTGCTTGTCTTGGTACATAACACGGTTACTGTGCAAGTGACCATGAATGTTACAACCAAAACGATACAATTGTTGTGGGTGAACAGGAATGTGAGTCAAGATCAATCCATTCATCACATGGCTTCCACGGATATCTCGGAAGAACGGAGTATAGTCTTCCAACCTAAAGATATCATGGTTGCCTTTAATCAAAATCTTGTCACCGTTTAAACGGTGCATGATCTTTAATGCCTTGCGGTTAATGACAACATCACCCAAGTGATAAACTTTGTCATTTGGCTTGACAGTTTCGTTCCACATCTTGACCATGGCTTCGTCCATTTCTTCTGGAGAATCCCAAGGTCTTAATTTAGTAACACCGTCTTCGCGTGTAAACTTACACACACCAGTGTGACCAAAGTGTGTGTCACTTGTTAAAAATACTGATGGCATAATACACCTCTTTCATAAAATTGGCGGAGATAGTAGGATTTGAACCCACGGGCAGTTTCCCACCGCTTGTTTTCTAGACAAGTGCCATAAACCAGACTCGACCATATCTCCATAAACAACAGGCTACCTTGATGCCCCAATGGCGATCATCCGAAGTGCCTTTCGGCTGGTGGATAATATAGGAATCGAACCTATGAATTTTGGTTTGCTGAAAGTAGCCTAAAACTTGGCGTCCCCCACAGGATTCGAACCTGCATCGCCCAACTTCGTAGGATGGTACATTCTCCAGTTATGCTAAAGGGACAAAAACAACAGGTTAGGGGTTTTGCAGTGGGATTTGAACCCACAAACGATTGCTTAGAAGGCAATTTGTCAACCATTGACAGTGCATTAATTTTTGCTGTAACTAACCTAGAACTTGGTGCGGGTGGAGAGAATCGAACTCTCAACTAAACGTTGGCAACGTCTGATTTTACCATTAAACTACACACGCATAATTGGTACCTTGTGACGGGATTGAACCGCCGACCGTCTCCTTGTAAGGGAGCTACTCTACCGCTGAGTTAACAAGGCATAAAACTGGTGGGGACAACGGGATTCGAACCACGTACAAGAACTTTCACAGAGTTAGAGCGTTAGTGTTGCGGAAACAATCCTACAGACAGGATTGACTTTTTGCTATGCTATGCTACCATTACATCATGTCCCCATTTTTCTGAAGCACAGCACTCATTAACTTGACTGCTCGGCGCTGTGCTTCAGAAAAATAACTGATTACTTATCTCATTATACGCCATCAGTTAAGGCGAGGTTTGGTGGGTCGTGACAGACTCAAACTGTCTTCTCATCGGTTAAGAGCCGAGGCTTCATCATCAAAGTTTACAACCCAAATACAACAGGAAAGTTTTTGTCGCTAGACATCCAAAGTTAGCTTTTGGTTTGCTGAACCTTTCCTAAAACATGGCACCGTAGACGGGAATCAAACCCGCCACAATCCGATAGACAGTCGGTTATCACCATCAGGTGAACTCTACGGTAGAAATTGGTGGAAGCCGAGGGTATCGAACCCTACTAGACACGAATCTTGCAAGGATCCGCCGCACCCCTGTGCTGCCCCCATAATACAACAGAGTAGTTATGTCGAACATGACAAATTAACGGTTTGGTGTTCTAATGTGTTGCTGAACCTACTCTAAAACTGGTCTCCGATGCAAGAATCGAACTTGCGCTACATGCTCCCAAAGCACGGGTGATACCATTTCACTAATCGGAGGAAATCTTGGTGGACCGACGGGGGATCGAACCCCGACTAAAGGCTTGCAAAGCCCCTGTGCTCCCATTATCACTATCAGCCCAAAATTAGTGTCAGTTTCTATACCACCCATTGAAACTAACAAACATTGAGAGACCATGCATCAAAACAAGATCTCTATTTGCCCTTGGCTCCGTACACTGGGATCGAACCAGTCTAATCATTGATTAACAGTCAAGTCCTTGCACCTTGCTTGGATTCTACGGAATAAAATTGGCGAGCCGAGAGGGATTCGAACCCCCAACATACGGTTTTGGAGACCGTCGTTCTGCCATTGGAACTACCGACTCATAATTGGTATCGCGTACGGGTAACGATCCCGTCTAGTCAGCTTGAAAGGCTGATGACCTCACCTGAAGTCGAACGCGATATAAAATCAACAGGATTCGCTTTCTTTTCAAGATATAAGTTTGAAATTTTGTATTTTGCTGAAAGAATCCTAAAACTGGTGCCCCATGACAGAATCGAACTGCCTTCTCCTGATTACAAGACAGGAATAATACCAGTATACTAATAGGGCAAACTTGGCGGAGACGGTGAGACTCGAACTCACACACCCATTTCTGAGCCTTCTGCTTTCAAGGCAGCTGCCGCTATGCCGATTCGGCTAACGTCTCCATGTTTGGTTCCTTCGAGAGGTAACGATCCTCTGTCTATCGGTTATCAGCCGATTGCTCTACCTTTGAGCTACGAAGGAATAATTTGTGGTGCCCACGGCTGGATTCGAACCAGCAACACAAGGATTTTCAATCCTCTGCTCTACCATTGGAGCTACGAGGGCACTAAAAAATTCTTAGGGGTGAACAATGGGTAACGATCCCATACTACGACTTTCACAGAGTCGGGTGCTGCCACTACACTATGCCCACCCCTAAGAACTTTTGGTGGGTCTGCTCGGATTCGAACCGAGAGTCTTACTGGTTAAAAGCCAGATGTTTTTGCCGTTAAACTACAAACCCAATGGTGATTGTTTTTGTGCACGACGCAGAGCCTTGTTAGACTTACGATGTACACCTGCTTTACGGAATAGTGCTAATCGAACGAAGCAGTTACGTTCGCGCACGATTTGTTTTCGTTTCATAACTTCTCCTTGTGAACGATTACCAAACAAAAACATACTAACGAACCTAGTTGTGGGGATCGAACCCACGAAAATCCTGTAGCCTAGCAGTACTGCTACGATACTGGTTAGTATGTTTTTGTTTGGCACCCCCAGTTGGAATCGAACCAACGATAACGAGTTCAAAGCCCGTTGTGTTACCATTACACCATGGAGGAACAAGACGACTTAGGCAATACTAACAGGGAGGTCGATATCAGTTTACACCGAGTCACTTACCCCGACTTTCAAACCTAAGTCGTTTTAAAACAAAGTCCCGAATTTTTAAAGAACCATGCCGCTGTCGCAGCAAGGTATTGATTATACATCATTTACGATTTATAGTCAATACCGTTTTTAATAACCTCACTAACCGTAAGGTCTTGGCTAAGATACGATCATCTCAACCAACTAAGACATAATTCTACATCATGTCAGCGTTACTGTCAACAACTTTCTTGAAAGACCCTCAACATTGAAGGGGATTCGCAAAACTGTCATCAGTAACAGAGCATTGTATTATACCACAGTTGTGATAAAAGTCAACACCCTAAAACAAAAAACCCTCGAGACTTTCATCTTCGAGGGTTTTGGTAAAGAGACCTAATCTAAGTCGTCTTACATCTTCTTACCAAAACCCTTCGTATCCTCAATCGCGTAACCAGCGCCTTCGACAAATGATGGGCGTGTGCTTGTCCATCCGTTATTCAACGGTAGCTGTTTATGCATTCTGGAACAAGATATTTTTAACATGATTGAATTCTACTACATCCTTGGTTTAAAGTCAAGTGAAAAACCCTACAACCTGTAAGGTTTTCTCTTCTCGATCTATTTAGACAAATTTTACGTCAGAAACGGAAAAAAGTCAAGTATTTTCTAAAATATTTTGCACTGCTTGTGGTAGCACTGGATTCTCCATTCTTTCTGGGTGCCAGACGATACCAAAAATTGGCAAGGTGTGATGACGAAACGCTTCGATAGTTGCATCTGGTGTATGAGTTGCAAGTGGAATCATTGTAGACCCTAACTTACGAATCACTTGACCATGATAGCTGTTGACTTCTATCGTCTTACCATCCATCTCTACCATGTGCTTTGTATTGTCATGTGCTGGGATCAACTCTGGGATGATATCGTTGGATCCACCAGTTAGTTCGTTCACAACAAACGCACCGTGACAGACTCCAATGATAGGCTTCTTTCTTTTAATTGCATGCAAAAACAGATTGTTTTCTGTTGTGTTACGTGCAAGAGAATCTGGACCACCAGTTAGAACAAGACAATCAAACTCAATGCTCTCATCCACAGTAACAGTATTGGCGTGTGGAATAAGAGTGTGACCGCTTAGAAAGTCGTACCAACTTCTTTCCAAGCAGTCAAACAAGAAATTATTTGGAGGGATGCGAACATCCCTCATTGAGATCAAAATACGCATTACAATAAAGAGCGGTGTTTAGACTGCTTCTTTACCGTTAAATGCAACACATAGATCACGGTGTGGTTCACCGTATGCTTCTAGCATGATAGCTTGAACTTCTGGAGAAGCTGTCTTGAAGTCACCTAGTGAAGTGCAAGAGCATTCGAACAAGTCCCAAACCATTTCTTTAACGTAAGAAAGAGCTTCGTCTTGTGCTTCTTTAGTAGTACAAACTTTTTCCAACATCAAACGACCAATGTTAGAGTGGAACTTTTCGTCACGGGCAACACGGTCATAACGACGCTGGATGAATTCATCACCAGCACATTGTGCCATAGTCTTCCAAACTTCAGCAGCACGACCTTCTGCCATGTACTGATACATGTGCATCATGATTGGATTATCATGTGCTTCGTACTTTTGAATTAGAGAAGCGCCCATACGAACGTCAACTTTACCGTACTCTTTCCAGATAGCTTCTAGGTCTGGTTTCTCGCCAGTTAGGTGCTCAAGGATTTCGTATACGATGCGGAAGTGTTCTGCTTCGTCCCATGCTTGCTTAGAAAGCAAACGGCATTCTTCTGGATCTGTCAAAGCTGGTAGCTCAGAAACTTTCTTAGAAAGTTCGATCATGTTCATACGTTCGTTAGACAAACGGATGTGGAAGAAGTTAGCCAATTCTTTCTTGTCTTGACCCTTTTCTGCAAAGAATTGACGAGTTTGAATCTCGGCAACCTTGTGTAGAGGCTTGAAAGAATCCCATAGGTCATCTAGGAATTCATTTACTGGTCTTGCTTGCGCTGTCATTTTTATTTCCTTTAAGTTTAAAAAGTTAAAGAGTTAAACACTCATTTACTGAGTGTCAACATCACATTGCACTCATACTTTTATTTATAATACTTATTTAGCTAAAACGGCTTCTACCAACGGTTGCCACTGTTTTTCGCGTGTTTTTACCCATAATTTCATGGCTTCTGGGTTCTGTAAAGCCTTATTTTCAGTCAATAGGTTGTCGTAGAACACAGCTTTGACTTCTTCAGACTTCATAGCCTTGGTGAACTCTCGGTTGTACCATTCAACAACTTCTTTTGGTGCGTTCGCAGGTAACATTAGAGCCCACATACCAGATACATTGAACTTTGGAATAGCTGTATCCATAGTCGCAGCATCAGGAATCTGAACTAGCGGTGTGTTACCACTTAGTGCCACAACTTGTACTCGTCCATCTCTGTAAAGAGGGTTAGCAACAAGTGCTGGAACAATAGCGAATCTTACGTGTCCACCAACCACATCATTAAGAGCATCAACTGGACCTTTGTGATCTACGCGAACAACATCGCCAAACTTAACATTAGACGCAATAGACTCATAGACTAATCTAGCACCACCGCTGGCAGCGATAGTAACCTTTTCTGTCTTCAAGGCTTGGACTAATTGCTTTGGATTCTTAACTGGATCACCAGCCTTGGCAACTACAACAAATGGGCTTGATGCCACATGAGTTGGGTAAACAAAGCTGTCTGTTGTGTATGTTCTGCCTTCACCGCGAACAGAAACTTTGTCCATTGCAGCAATACCTGGAACTGACACGTTAGTGACAAAGTAACCATCAGCTGGTTTCTTGCTTAGTTCTTCAGTGCCAATAACACCACCAGCACCTGGACGGTTCACAATAACAAATTTTGCTCCTGTATTTTGTTCAACTTGTTTGGCCAAAACCCTAAAGGAAATTTCATTAACGCTCCCTGGAGTCCATGCCATAATCGCTTCAATTGGTTTTGACGAATCTGGTTGCCATGCATGCGCCAGCACTGGGAATAGCAACAACAGTAAAAATTTCTTCATGATTATACGAAATCCTTTAAGTAAAGATTAGTGCCGTCTTCTAGTAGCATAACCCATTTATGATCTAGAATGTGGTAGTGTGATGTTTGAATAACTTTGTTTGCCGAGTAATAGTCCGTTTCCATCAACTCTTTCAGCAAGCAACGAATTGGCCATTTGAAAGTTAGTGGATCAGAACTCAAAAACTTAGGTTCATAGTTACCAAGACTCCAGCGTTGGAAATCATCGGTCTCGTAGAAATTGTACATTCTATCAGCAATCTGACTAGGCATGTTACGTTTTCTATTAGTTTGACCCATGTGCCATTTGCTATTGAGTTCAATGAACGCTTGGAACTCTGGTAAGGTTTCAACCTTTAGTGGATAATTATCTAGTATTTTCTCCATGCAGTCAACTTGATCTAGTGTTAGACTGTCTCTCCAATTCATTGTAAACTGCTCTTGAGATAGAGTTTGAACTTTACCAAACAGTTGATCTCCAAGATATCCAGAAACAATGATACCAGAAGAAAACTCTGGATTATTCATAGGTGTACTTAGACTATAACGAATACCACGACCTTTGATAAACTTGTCGAATACAGATCCAGACTCTATGATAGAGTAGTAATTGCAAGCCACCAAGATTTGTTTTGGGTCTGCATATTGCATCAGAGAAAATAGTGCAGTTGTGCTATCAAGACCACCAGACCATGAAACAACAATCTGTTCACCGTTGGCACACTCAACTAGATCCTTGGCTGTTTCTAAACAAATTTGTTTAAATGACTTGTTGAATGTAGGTTCAACTTTTGGTAGTGGTGTTACTCCACTAACCTTTAGGTAATGTGGTAATGTTCCTGTTCGGTCTGCAAACAAACTCATATTACCAGCTGTGATTAGATTGTCCTTGGCATTATAACGCTCAAGTTCTAATTTTTGGTACAGTGGATAAAGTTCGTCAAATCGTTCAGCTTTAAACTTGTCCATCTTTGGACTGTTAATAACTTCAGGTAGACGATGAATTAATAAATTAAGTATCATATGCTTAAGAAATTATTAACGACCAGAGCATCGGGTAAAGAAACTCGCCAATCGTCACCTACTTGGTGTACAACTTGAATTTTATTCTTCCAGATATAATCAAGATTTTTCCTGACTATACTTTTTTCTTCTAGAGATCCGATGATTGTGAACTCTGGTAAGACTATCTGATATTCTTCTGTGTGCTTAACAAACTCTAGATCAGTTGACGAGTCATACCAAAAAATATTCTTTACTGTTCTACGATTATCAGCAGAACATGGGTAGAAAGAAATATTCCAAACCCATCCATTTAGTGTAGGTACAATCATAGCAAGTGTTGCGCCAAAACCATACAAGAGATCCAAGCCCAGATAACATTGAATCCAACTAAGGTTGGCAGCAGCTTCTTGTTACTTGCCCAGATAAGAGTTAGGGATGTAGCTAGAGTAAAGAAGTATAACCACCAAATTTGGATACCAAAAATAAGACCAGGAATTATAATAACAGCCTTTGCAGTCCAGCTGGCAAACTCAACTGTGTTATAGTTTGTCCAGTACTCACGAGTAAACCACATGGCAAAACAATCGCGGATTTTACCCCAGTTCGAGTGTGTGAATACTATGGCACAAAGAACAACCCATACTAAGGTTGCTGATACAATTTGTTCTAATGTCATTTAGAAGCCTCAATTTTATCGCGATACTTTTCTTGTAAACGTCTAACAGTACCAATAGACTTTGTGTAGAATTGTTCTGGTGTAACAGCAGGAACTTTCATACCAGAAACTTTAAAGATTTCATCGGCTCCAACCTTGGCTTGTGCATCATTAAGAATGATACTAATTGCTTTACGACGAGTCTCATCCATAGACTTTGAAGCAACTGTGATGTTGAACACGTAAGGTGCATCAATACCAATTTCTTTTAGGGTCTTGACATTTGGCGCAGTGGGAATACGTGTTGGACAAGAAGCAGCGAATGCTTGTAAGTTAGAATTCTTGATCTTCATGGATTCATATGCTTCATGACGATCGATAACCATAAAAATACCATTGTTACCTGCCATATTGACCAGCGCATCATTGTTTGATTTAAACACAATGTACTTGACATCAAACTTGTACTTCTCACCAAGAGCGAGAGCAGTCAGGTGCGCAGCATTACCGAATCCAACACCACCAACGGTCAACTCTTTGTTGACATTGATTGGTCCATTAGTAATAACAGTCCAGCAAGCATCACCAAGAGCATGAACAGGAATATAATCTGACTCTTTGACCTTACCAGCAGCTACATTTTCTACAAATGCTGGAGCAATGATACCAAGACTGTTGGCATCCATAGACTTGAGAGCAATGATTTGATTGCCTCCAGGCTTGAACTCCAAAACAAAATTATAGATGTTTTGACTACGGTTTGCTGTCTCTATAATCTTGTACATTGCTGGTGTACCAGAATGTGTTGGACTATATGGTGAGTAAATTTTAATAGTTTCTGTTGCATGGGCTGTGCCAAAAGCAAACAGTAAAGCGATCAAGTAATTCTTCAAACTTTCTCCGTTTCAATATTACATTTAGATAAAAAATTCAATCCGTCATCATTGCGGTATGAGTTACGGTAGTAGACATGCTTGATGCCAGCACCGTATATTAATTTAGCGCACTCAACGCATGGGGCATGAGTGATAAAAATAGTAGAGCCAGCACCAGACTCAGATGATTTAGCCAACTTAGAAATAGCGTTGGCTTCTGCATGGATCACTTCTGGTTTAGTTTTAAGAATCGGCTCTTCAGCGATTCTGTGAACAAGTTCTTCACAGTTGTTGTCCCATCCAGCAGGTGTGCCATTATAACCAATTGATGTGATGCGTTCATCTTTTACGACAACAGCACCAACTTGTAATCGCTTTGCAGAACTCAGCTGAGCGAATCGTTCAGCTGTGTCCATGAATGCGTTAATCCACTTTTGTTTCATTTCTTACCAAACCCAAATGGACACTTGGACTCTTGCTGTTCTAGTTTGTCTAGACGTTCAGCAGTAGCTTTGTCCTTCATAAAGCGATTATTTCTAACACCCATTACTGATGGGAAATGTTGAGGGATCGTGTTCTTAGAAGTGTACTCTTCAAACCCAACCAAGTGGCACTTGTACTCAACTTCTTTATCAGTCATTGGAACAATCTGAACCATTGGCGTACCAGCCTTTAGTGTCATGTCAGGTGCATTCTTATGCACAAACATATTAAGGTTAGTTTGAGCTTGCCAATCATAGTAAGTTATGGCAGGTGGAATGATAATGTGTTCGGCAAGAGCATTTAGATTGTACAGAGCAGGCAACCAAACAAAATTAACACCTGACTTTTCTACAAGATTCCAAACGCTGCTAATTTTAACGTGGATGTAATTCTCTAAGAATCCAGGGTATTGAGATCTTGGGTGTGGGATGATACGCTCAGCAAACATTGGCTCAGTCATACCAAGTTTTGTTTTACCTTCAGCAGCTGTCTTTGGTTGCATAATAAAGTCTAACCAAAGAGGTATGATAGCACCTTGTTTATACAGCTTGTTAATACCAGTACACTGCTTGATAGTTGGCATTGGAATCTTAATTCCCGTGCCTCTGTCGATAGGTGGGTTTTCTACCCAAGCTGACATCTTTTTCCACTCTTCTGGATAAAAGACTGTGGCTTTTCTAATTTTATATAATTGGTAAGCTGCGTCAGAATAAGTGAAGCAGTCTACTACAATTTTCTTTTTCTTAAAGAAGAATAACATTTATTAGTCCATACATTATTAAATTATTATACAACATGTAGTGTATAAAGTCAATACATTATTTTAGCCAGAATGTCTCTGGCTTCGGGCATCCCGTTTTTCTCCATATGATCGTCAAACAACTCGTCTTTGGCTTGTTGAATCATGACTAACACTCTCATCGCATCTTGTTGTGTCATGGCATTCAACATCATGGCAAACTCGTCGTGCTCTAAACCCAACAAGAAAAGTAAAAAGTCTCTGTCTTCATCCTCAAGATGTTGCACTTTCTTTTTCTTTCTTAGGCAAAGCAGGAATAAAGCCACAAGATTCTACTAGCTTTCTAGTAATCTTGGGATACTTTTTATGTAGTGTTTGATCTTTAACAGCAATCAACACTTCAGCTTCACTTGGGTGTACACCCTCTAACAAAGAAATAAACAACGACTCACGTTTGACTGCATGTAAGTCTGCTCTGGTAAACACATACAAACGACGCAACTCACCGTACAGATTACTTGGCGTCATACCAAGTGGTTCAGCAGCAGGTTTGAATGGTGGCTCGCCCTCTGGCAAGATCCACTTTTTAGCAGGATCAAAAGCATTCTCAAACAAGACCTTGAGTGTGTTACTGTACACTTGGTCTTTTGCATATTGTTCCAGCTTTTTGGGATCATCATTGATGTCCTCTAACAACTGGGTGATATATTTTCTCATTTAAAATTCCTCAATCTCGTCCAAAAGCAGACGACAACGGTTATCCATTAGGTATGTCATAATAGCCATTCTATCCTTAGAAGGCTTACTATTTAGATAAGCGTTTACGATATCTTTCTTAACATCTTCAGGAATGTAAGAGAAATCAACCAAGCGTTTGTTGCGATCCCAGTTAGTTCGTTCTTGGTCTGTACGGCAAGCATCAACACCCCTTTCCAAGAACTCGTCTAGGCGTTTGGCTGATACAGTCTTTTGACGCTCACCTTTAACAAACACATCGTCTTCAGACAGAATGTTTGGAATACCATCACCAGAGTCACCCTTAACAATATGCTCGATCATCCAGTGCTGAATCTCAGTCTTGCTGGCAGTGATAAACTTCTTGACCATTGGTGACCACTGCTTGACATCCATCTTCAACTGCAGTTGTTTAAAGTCTTTGTCTGACGACAGGATCAAAACCTTTTGTGGTTCTTCCATCAAACCTTGCTGGATCAATTCGTTTTCTTGAACCCAGTTCGTCAGCACAGCAATAACATCGTCAGCTTCGGCGCGATCTACGTGAATGACTTTGTAAGGAAAATACTTGACCAAGTCTTCGCGCATCTCACTAAGTGTATCGAAGATAAGTTTCCAGTCAAGATCAGAAGCATCGCGGTTTTTCTTACGGCTGGCTTTGTAGTGCGCAAATACTTCTTTGCGCCAGTACTGACGTCCATCGCAGCAAATAACAACATCGCCAAACTCTTTGCCGTACTTTTTCTTGTACGACTTAATGGTGGACAAGGTCACATGACGAATAAGGTTTTTAATCTCAGACTCAGTACCCTTTAGCTCTCGTTTGAACGTTAGGATAGTAGCCAGAGATACTTGGGAATAATCAATTAGAATCATTTTGAATTTGCCTTTGGTCAATGTGTGTCAAGAAAATAGCATTACAGTATCTACCATCGCCACTGTATGTATTATTCAGATCTGATTTTAGTTCTTTAACTTCGTGTAATGTGCATGAAGCAATTATAACAATCCTGTTATTCACAGGTTCAATAGTAGCTTCTTTTGTAGAGTTATGAGACTTAAGAACTATCTCACCGCCAGAAAATTGTTTTGGCTCTGTGTTAAAATATGTCAACACTGTATAAAAGAAAGAATCTGTATGTGGTTTATAGTAGTCGCAGTTCTCGTAATATGAAAGCAAGTGAGCACGACTGTTACAAGCGAATAGAGTTTTATACAAAGAGTTGTATGATAAAACACGCTCTATAAACTGCGGATCAGACATCTGACGCATTGAATGCGAGATCAACGCAGAATGTTTCCAGTTACGAAAAACAGTTTCCAGAAACACACCACGTTTAGATGTTAGCGGAATTCCATCAATAGTAGCTGGAGCAAGATCGCCTTCACCTGAAAAGATTGATTGTTTGGTCAACCAATTCAATTCAGTCTTTATCTCTGCCAGTTGATCTGGCGTGTAGAAGTTATCAACAACGATGGCGTCAATACCATCTTCGATATAAGTAAACTCCATCAAAACGCTCCGAGCAAGATGCACTCTTCATTGATGCGTCCATTGGGCACAGTCGGTTTGGTAGTCAGTTTCTTCAACGCACCATTCAGTGCACGTTTGCCCATAGAAAGACCCTTGAAGAATTCTTCTGGCTTGCGCAAAGTCATAGACTTGGACTCTTTGATATCGAATCCAATGATTGTAGTACCTTTGACAGCCAGAGCACCTTCGGCTTTGTACACCTGAACCTTACGGTACTTGGTATTATAGACCCACAGTTCGCTGGAACCAATAATTTCTTCTGGCTTGCAAGACTTTAGATTCAGTTCAGGGAACTCGCGCATGTACTTGATGCGAGCAACTTGTTTGGTTGGTGATGTTGGTTTGCGTTTACGTGGAGCACGATTAGCCTTGGCAGTTTGTACTTGCTGATTACAGTCACCGATGATAGTTTCCATAAACTCGGCAAACTTCTTCAACTCGCGTTTAGTGAAGTTGGAGTAACCTTCAACAAGTTGCTTGTCGTCACCTTCAAGGGCTTCGCGCAACTCTTGTGCACGACCAACGAAAAAGTCACCAATACGTTTGGCAATGGGCGCAGAAACTTCTTTGGACAACAGATAGTTCTTTGTCGAAAAGTCAGTAGATTTATTTGTGGTAAAGTCGTCGATGGCACCTTCGATCTCACCAGCCAGTTCGTGTGCCTTTTCGTCCATTCGTTCTTGAATAGATGGTTGGGTTACAACTGGACTTTCTTGTTCTGTAGTCTTGACCTTGACAGGACGACCAGCCTTACGGACAATGTCTGCCACCATAGTTTCGATACGCTGCATGTGTTGATCACTCAGAGTATTACCATTGGTAACAAGACGACACAGAATACCAAGTTGGCGCACATCGTAATCACTTGCTTTGTCGATGGCAACAACTTCAGCTTTCTTGCCTAGTTTTGCAAAGTATTCGATAGCATACTTGCGATGGCGTTTCTCATCAACATTCAGCGAGTACCATTGCAGTGCTTGCGTAATGGAAACGACATATTTTTCTTGGTCGAGCATCGGCTCATCAACTGTTTTGTTAAGAGTTGCATGAGCCTTTGCACGCTTTTTTGCATTAATAGCCATAGGATTATTCCTCAAATAATAACATATTATACACCAAATAGCCTTAAAAGACAAGAACTATTTGTAATAACCCTACGGAATTAAGGGTTACTTAGTGACTGTATCGTACAGGTCTACAAAGTCCTCGTGGTCTGCAACTTCTTGAGTCAGGTTCTGCTTGTGGAAAGTCTTGGCAATTTTTGCAAGAATCTTCTTGGGAATCTGATGCTCAGCAGAAACTTCTTTTACGATCTCTTTAATTAGATCACGTTCAGCTTCCATACGTAGCATTGAATTGCTAATCTCTTGAATAGCGTCTTTGATCTTTTTACGATCGGCTGGATTGGAAATAGTAATAGCCATTATTTATCCTTGTTGGTTGTGATAGCTGTTTTAAAGAATGATTGAATCAAAATAACAGCCAACCAAGTATCAAAAGTATATTGAATTGCAAGGACGGGAAATAGTGTATTCAATGCCCAAATAAACAGGAACGGAAATACTACAATTAGGAAAATCGCCAGAGCGATAAACAATGTAATATTAAGTGGGGTTGGTTTAAATTTAAACATAGTCATATTAAAGTGTGAAATTTACGTCTTTGATTGAGTCCCAGCGGAATGATCGCCATGCATTTGCTTCGGTGTCAAACACGCGAATTGCGGATCCACTAGTCGGGCTATTTGTCGCTTCCTCCACCCCTGACTTTGGTTGCTTGTCAACGGGGATTCTGCTTTCTGAGAGAGTGCAGAACATTTTTCGCTCTGTCCCATCTTTCTTGGTGAAAGTAATGCACAAATCTTTGATTCCATCATCGTGTAAGACTCCTTTAAGCCATGTTTGAAATTCTGGGTTGGTTGGATTAACTTCAGTTTGAATGTTGTTCATTCTTCAATCTCTCATAATGTTGTACAACAGGTTTAAAAAACTCTAGGAATTCTTCTGTTGTACAAAAGTATTCAGAGTATGATGTATGTGTGCCGTAGTCTGTTTCAAATGCAACTCGAACAGAATCAGGCGGCACAGGGATATCATTGATTAAAATTTTATGTGGGTACATATCACTCCTTTGCATACAACAATTATACAACAGGTGTTATTGCAAGGCAACTTTATTGTTCCCAAGCCAACTTCATGTTTCTCCATGAATCAGCTTGAGGCTTTTCGTCTGCATCGTAAGTCCATCCAAGAGCCTTCATCATCTTGTGCTTGACTCGCAAGTTAGGTTGACGGAAACGCTCTGTGGCAGTAAACCCCATCATAGAACCAACTTCAACAACAGCACCACTACGACAGATACCTGCATGGCAGTGTACCAATACATTCATATGATTGTCTAGCGCACGTTGCAACAAACTTGTGATTGTGCTTGCTTGCTCATCGCTGATCTTGCACTCATCAGGAAACCCATCTTCATCCTCAGCGTCAAGGAATTCAAACTGGTGCACTTCCTTAAATGCATGCTTTGTTGGACAAAACTCAGTGGCTGGATCTTGAATGCGAATGAGCATGCAGTTCTCTCCAAGGTCACTGTGATGACCAAGATGAACATCGCTCATACTGACATTTTCAATCCAACGAATCATAATATATTACTCCAAGTTCTTAACTTTTCACGTTTCTTTTCAGAGGCTTCAATCACATTTTCCCAACGGATCAAACCCCTTTCGCGCATCAAGTCAAACATGCAAACCAAGTCACCAATCTCTTCTTCAAGGTGCTCACGGTTAGTCTTTGGTTTTCCTGGTTTGTAGTTGTCGATACCAAATCGATGAATCTTGCTAATTGCTACAACTACTTCTGCGCATTCTTCTTGCGCGATATCCAAAATTTCTTCTTCAACCGAATTCATAAAACTCCATATCTCTTTCCCACTGCTCACATTCTAACAGGTAATACATCTCATCCATGAATTCATCGTAAAGGGCATCGATGTATTCTTGTTGAGACAGATCTGCAATCAGCTGCAATTCTTTGTTAATAGTATCAAGATTCATAATATATCCTTAATCAACCCTAACACCGTTATTATGGCATAAAGTCAAATGCAAGACAAATTTAAATGACAAAACCCCACACTAGGTGGGGTCTTTCCAGAAAACTAAAGTTTTAGTCGTTGCGTGTATTACGCACTGGTGGGTCACCAGCTTCTAGTTCAACTACTGGCGCTGCTGCAACTTTGGGTACTGGTCTTGCGACTGGTGCTGGGGTTGCAACTGGCGCAGGTACGCTAGGTGCTGTTGGCAAAATTGATGGTTGGGAGATTGCTGCTGCACCGCCATTGTTTGCTCCTGCAAGTTTTTCTTGTGTACGACCCATTGCAGCGATACCAAGAACAGCACCCATTGCGATGTGGTACAAACCAGCACCTTGCAATGTTAGTGGTTGCCATTGTGTGACTGGCTGTTTTAATACAGCTTGCAACAAGCTCCATAGAATAGGGAATAGAACAAAGTCAGCAACACATGTACCCATGTAAATCCAACCCATGGCTGGACGCCACTTGCTATTCATCCAATCTTCTTTTTTCTTTTCACTCTCACTCATTACATTATTATTTTTATCTTGAGAGTCCATTATAATTCCTTAGACGATTAAAAATATACCTTGCATCATTAGCACTAATGCCAAGACACCTACACCCCATGAACCCCAATACATACGCATATCAACTGCGATGATAGAAGCAGACAGCAACACGATAGCCAATTGGAATAACATACCAGAGAATGTCAACCAAGGGCTGTGAAGTTTGGCTTCGTTACGAGCATCTTTGTGCGCTTGGGCTTTAGCCAACAATTCCTTCTTACCTTCATTTGTTTTTGGATCGGTTTCATAGCGATCAATTTTCTTTTGTAGGTATTCTTTACGTGCTGGATCTTTGGTTTCTTCTAGCTGACCCTCAGCAATTGACTGCTTGATAGACTTTGCTTGAAAAAAGTTATATGTATCAGACGCTTCGATTAAATTTGACATCGCAGCGCTGGAGAAACTATTGGCATAGTAAGTATTAAGTGCTAGGAACAATGCCATAACAACGATAACTAAACCTGCTTTATCTTTAATTGCTGCTTCGCGTTCACTTCGAGTGGGCGCTTTCTTTACTTCTTCTGCCATTGTAATTCCTTATATAAACAATGATTATTTAGCCAATGGGTTGTCTAAAGCCTTTTGGATCTTTTGGTCTACAGAACGATCAATCTGTTTTAGAGTCTGGTCAACTTCCCTAGTTGTGCTTCTTAGATCGTTACGCACAGCTTGAACTTCATTGCGTAAGGCTTGAACAGACTGGTCTGTATCACGTTGACTTTGTTTGACAGAACGCTCTACGTTTTCAGCAACACCTTCAACGCGACGAATGTCATTCTTTAAATCGTTCTTGATGTCTTGTGTGTATTGCATAGACTTTTCAGATTGTACTTGAACAACATCAAGTTTCTTGTAGATCTCAGTCAAGTCTGGTGACACGTACTTGGCAATCTTTTCTTTCATGCTTTGATAGTCTTTGTAAACTTCAAATGCTCCATACAAACCACCAAGTGTAGATGATACCAATGTGAATGCAACCATAAGTTTAGCAGGTGTGAACTCGTAGCCACCAATGCTGATGACTGTGTCCTTGCTGGCATACTTTTTCATTGCTGCTTCTGCATCATCAATCTTAGCGTTGACGTCTTTAATTTCTTCAGTCATTTCTTTTCTCCTTGTATTGTGAATCGACCATTTCATTATGTAGTCTATCTGTACCAGTCCACATTCTTAAGTTGGCACGATTGTCAATATTCTTTTGATTATTATAGACACTCACTGGTTTATAGAATGTTGTGTCTGGAATAATAGTTTTATTGTAAGTATCAAAGCCTGGAGTAAACCCCATAGCTTGAATAACTACACTTTGTACTGCCTTTTGACTTTCCATATCAGCAGCTTTACCCATATCATTTGCTAAGTTCTTACCTTTTTCAACAGCATCTTTTCTAGCTGCTTCGGCTCTACGTTCGGCTAGTGCTTGACGAGCAGTAGGTTGAGCTGGCTTATCACCGCTGGGCGCTTGAGCCATTTGCGTTGGACCACCAGCAGGTTTTTCACCACCCTCAGGTTTCTTTTCTTGCTGCGCCTGTTGCTGTTGTTGTGCTGGTGCGGGGGCTGTCAGTTGAACTGGAGCAGCAGGTGCTGCTGCAGCATTTGCAGTTGGTGCTGGAGTGGAGATAACTTTATCTACTGTTGAGTTACCAGTTGATGATGGAGCAGTAGAAACAGAACCTTCTGAGCCAACAGTAGCTACTGGAGCAGTCTGAGCGATCACACCAGCTGTAGCGACAGTTGAAGCCATACCTTGTTGTTCAAGCAACATCTTTTTAGCGTATGCCTCACCGTAATTAGGGCAAGTGCGATCATATAAACCATTCAGAGAACACTGCTGGTCAAAGTAAGCCTTGGCGTATCCAGAACAAGTTGTAGAATATAGTGGATTGAGTGAACATTGTTGCTCTAAGTATGCTGCAGCATAACCTCTGCAGTCAGTAGCATATAAAGCATTGATAGAACACTGTTGATCGTGATATGCAGTTTCATAACCTGAACAGCTTCTATCATACAATGGGTTTAATGTGCACTGTTGTGTAAAGTACGCAGCTTGGTATCCTGGGCATGATGGATCGTACAGAGCACTAATAGTACACTGCTGAGTAGTATAAGCAGCTTGGTATCCTGAGCAAGTTGGGGATGATAGTGGATTGATAATACATTGATCTAGCGCGCCAGTTCCACCAAGTGCTTGCCAACTAAAAATGCTTGAGCTTCCAGGTGTTATGTTTATACCAGAACCGTGATAGTACTGATAGTACTCACCTTTAGACAAGTCACCTGCCATACCAGATGTTACTCTATTACCAGAAACCATTGCCCCTGTAATACGTGTATCAACTAAACCAGCAGAGTTGATTTTAATCTCAAAACTATTACCACCCTGAGAACTACAACATTGACTAACCCCATACCAACCGTAAGTCATACTATTACCTTCACGCAGGTAATATTGATTCTGTCCATTCCAAGAATAAAGATCTGTATGCAACCCGTAGATGGTGTAGTTATATCTTGGATCTGTAGTAGTTCTTAAGTCAACACCCTCACAGCAAGCGCCACCTAGACCAGATTGAGTAGGATCTTGGAATGTAACTAAACCATTGGTCATAGCCCAAGAGTTGTTAAACACTCTTCCATAAAACGGAAAGTCAAAACCCAGTGGAACATTATTATAAGAATCGTCGTGTGTTGTTATATTAACAGCATTGGGATTATTTTTAATTTCCTGGAGAGGCAGTGCAGCGGATCCCGTACCAACTGTTACCGATAAACCAGAACCACCTGGAATCGGGATGGATACAAGATTGCCTGTACCGCTATTAACTGGTACAACATTTATTTGTGCTTGTGCTACTGAGCAACTCAGTACAAAACCAAGTACAAGACTAACCAGTCTAGACACGGTTAGTCCTTGCTTTTAACTTTTTGTGGGATCTTTTCTGGGTTGGCTTCCCAGATTGCTTTAGCTTGCTCGCCGATTTTGCCGTCTACTGGACATGGAGTACCAGCATTCATCATGGCAGTGAACACACGTTCATCTTGACACATGATAGAAACTGCAGCAACCTTCATACCCATGTCGTAAATACCACGGGCAAGTTTTAGACGTTCGCAGTTTTTGTCAGTCATAGTACCACCCATGGAGATACCAAGAATCTGAGTTTGCACTGCTGCTGATGCGCCGACTGCGCAAACGTCTGAGTTGATTACAGTGATTGCAGGAGCAACTGCAGTTGGAGGAGGTGATTTAACAGTCGTTGTGCTTGTGCTGTTAGAATCTGTGGTGCTTCTAGAAGTCGAGTCAGTTACGATGGGATCGATAGCCATCGCTGTTGATGTAGCCATAACAAAAAGCACCGCTGTAGCGATCTTTTTGTACATGATAATCCTTGTTGTTATAATTGTAGGGAACTACATTGTTATTTAGATTTCTGCAGATCTTCCACTTCTGATTCAATAGTCTTTGAATTGAATACTTCACGCACCTTTGATAAGAAAGATTGAGCCTTTGGAGTCCAATGCATCTTCGGTTCTGTTCTTTGATATAGTTTAGGATCCCAATCTTTGGTTTCATCAACCACAATATCTAAAGGCTCTTCAGAAATGTATTCTTGTGGCTGTGGTACAAAATCCTCGATAGATTTCTTTTCTTGTTCAGTTGGTGGTTCACCAACATCAGCAAGCCATGCATCTGGCTTATACGTTTCTTCTTGTGGTGGCTGTACCACCACTTGTTCTCTACGCATTTGCCAGTTGGCAGCAATCAGTAACAGCACTGCCAGCGGATCAAACACAGCAACAATCAACATGGTTACTGCACGCACTGCTTTTTCTAAAATGTCATCACCTAGCTGATCACCGTAGATAACAGCAGCAATATATTTTATTGGACCAACCTCTGCTTCCACCTTACGTACTTCAGTGGCGATGGGTGCCCTTTCCTCATTAAGTTTGGCAACAGTTTTCTGTTCGGCTTCAATATCTTGAAGTAATCTAGCGCGTTCTTTGGTCTGCCCACGACGAATCGCAACCGCTTTTTCGGCACCCTTTTCGTCTTGACTTCTACCCATAACTTGGTCCACAGCCTCATCAAGCTGCTTGAGTGCTCGGCGATTCGCATCAATATTATCCTTTGCGGTTTTAATCTTATCATCAACAATGCTTAGCTTTGCCACGATATCACCAGATGGCACAGCTTGGTCCAAGTGAGCCTTGGACAAGAATCCAAAGATACCCATTGATGTCAAGAACATCAATATGATCAAGGATGCAGTAAAGTATGTCTTCATTAACACTGGAATTTCTTTCCAGTTACGATACAACCATGAAGCAATAACAAGTTTAGCAGCGCCTAATAATACGCCCATGATAGCAATTGGTATAGGTGCTGCAGCAAAGATAGCCATTAAACCAACGATGGCATACCACTCAGCTACTGTTGATAATCCTAATGCAATTGCAAATAGTAGATATTTCATATCTTTCCTTTGATGTGTGACCCGTGAACACGGACAGATATCTGTCCATTATAGTAGTCATCGGATTCGAGCACTTTCCTTGTAAACTGCTCCCTAGCTTCTATGTAAGAACATTCTGCTTTTGATTTGCAGAAAAACAAAATCTCTCGAGTAAAGTTACCCTTACCGAGAGATTCTACGTCTTTGTTTAGCTCAAT